ATTCCAATGATCATACCAATTCCTTTATGTTTAGATGTTTGAGTGTGGCCTGTAACAGATCGATCTGTCTGCGGCAATCTTCAAGAGCATGGTGGCTGGTTGGCGGTTTGCCTAATCCAGGATATAATGCATACACAGTTCTAGCGTCTCTCACACGATAGTATTGCCAGGGCAGCGGACGATGAAAACTCTTGTAAGCATGCTCAAGAATGTTCATGTCAAATGTGGGACCGTTGGCCCAGATTGATTTTGATCGCCAGATCAGTCGACCCAGTTCTTCCAGGGCTGTGTCCAGTGGAATTCGATTGTCTGGACCAAATGCTTCTTCCTGTGCGGCTGCGGGTTGTGTGGCCCACCAGTCAATCGTGCCCTGTTCAATGTTACGGTCGGGCTGGCTGTCCGGATCAATTCGAGCGTAGAATTGTTGCGTGTGATAGCCAGTGCCCAGTGGGTCAAATGTCTGGGCAGCGATGGTCAGGATACAGGCTTCTGGGCCCGTGCCTACCGTTTCAATATCAATCATTAGATCAGCCATGTGCTGATTATAGCACAGATCTCATCCAATCACAAAGGTTAATGGCTGACTTCCGTCCACGTAATTCACCAATTGTGTAATTAACGAATCCATTTCAGCCTTGGCTTCACCTTTCATAGCAGTACCGTTCAATGTGCCGCCGCCATTGGGCCCGGCGATAGTGCCAAATTTCTCACGGGCTTCACCAATGATCATCTTGCTCACTGCTACCATGTAATCTCTGATCCATTGCTGGATTTGAAAGTCTGCCAACAACTGTATCTCGGGCTTGAGATTGTAGGTCCACAGCAATACCACTTCGCCACCACCGGCTGGATTTCGGATGATTTGCAGTTTCTTTGTGACCGGATTCCAGGTGTAATTTAAGAATCCACCAAACATCCTAGCAGCCAATTCCACATACTGACTGTAGAAATCGTATGTGGCCAAGCCACCTGACTGGTTGAAGTTGATCAGGTACACATTCATCTGTGCCTGACTGAACGGATCAAAGTTTGAGCCCATGGGCCCGGACGCTATACCAAAGGTGCGTTTGAAGATCTGCCGCACACTCTGCACTTCCTGCGGCAGGGTATAGATGTTTTGCTGGTTCACCAACTGCATGAAGCTGTATGATTCTTCATACGCATTATTGGCCCGTTGACGGTAAGTGCCAATGGTCTTCTGATATGCTGCTTCAAAGTGCGCCGGGTCCAGTTCAATATCAATGATCTGGCTGCCCAGTTGCAGGCGCACATACTCAAAAAGATTGTTCTTGAGTGTTACTAGGTCTATGGGTTGTTGTTCTTGCATCAGGGACTCCGTCCCTGATATTTAGCACATTACCAGACCTTGAGGATGATCAAGTTATCGTTGCCGCGCCCGTTCCATTGGGTCTCTGTGGTGCCCAACTCTTTGAAGATCTTGCGTGTGGCCGGCTTGCCTGCTGCCAACAGTGCTTTCAAGGTCTCTGCTGGCTTTCGCAGGGTTTTCTGCGAACTTGTGCCGGTGTCAAAGCCAATCACAGCAGAACTCTTCACAGTGAAGTTGCCGCGATGTGCATCACCCACCACATGGATCAGCTTGCGTTTCACAGTGTCGTACAGCCAAGCTTCAGTGGCATCCACCAGTTTCACTGATCACCTGCTCAGCAAACTTTACCAGTTGCTTGAGCTGAGTTTTGGTAAAACGACCGTAGCCTTCCACCAATTGTGCATCCTTGCCTGCTACCACTGCTTCTAGTTCAGTCAAATGACCTTTCCAGATTTGCTGGATCTGATGTATCAACTGCGGTGCCACATTGTGTCCACGGATGATGGTGATGGGTTGGAACTGTGCCGACATCTTGGCGCCTGCGGCCACAAAGTCGTCAAACAGGCCTTCGATCTCGCCGGCACATTCCGAAGCTTTTTCTTTCAAGCGATCTTGGATTGTGGGTCCAGCGGGTTTCGCTTCCACTGCTGCCACAGGTTCTGCTTGTTTTTCTGCCAACAGTTCCAGGATCAGATTGTCCAGTTTGATCTGTTCATGATCGTCCAGTTCCAGTCCCACGGTGACCATGCGGCATAGCCAGCCTGTGGTCAGTCGAATTTGGCTATCAGGCAAGGTGCGGATACGGCGAGCATCTTTAGTACGATTGTGTGCATCCAAGTAACTTGCGATGAAGTCCTTGGCATCTTTCTTGCCGTAGAAGTAGTTGTACCAGCCAAACGCATTGCTGAACTTGCTCACGCGATTGCTTGTGGGTTGCACACGCCATTCGGGTTCGTTGCCCACATACTTGGTGTCAGGGCTGCGAGGGTTCAATGCTTTGACATTGGCTTTTGCTGCTAGAGTTGCCATACGAGTCCTTTGCTGGTGTTTATGATGTAATTATAGCACATCAGGCTTTTTTGGTCAAGTCCGCGCACATGAGCACAAATGTCATGTCTGATTCTCTGCGGAACATGATGTAGTAGGGTGCGGATATGCTGTATCTCCGTTTTCCAAAATACGCAAGCCAATCAGAGTTCTTGGCCGCCCAGCCGCTGTTCAAGCGGGCTTGGCAGATCCGTTCAATCTGGGAGATTTTGTCTTTATGATCCCACCAGCTCTCAAATCGCAGGCCGGCTTGGTACCCGGCTTCTTTATGCGGTTTGTATCTGCGGTCTAGCTTTATGACTTTCATGCGAGTATTATAACTGAAGCAGACTTTCCGGTCAACCTGGGCATAAATACAGCACTATGCCAAGATTGTCACTTTATAGGCCTAACAGAACGGCCGACTATCGATTTTTTGATCGAACCATCTCCGAAATGTATCAGGTGGGGGGCGCCGACATGTATTTGCACAAATACCTGGGACCTCTCACCAACGACAATACTGGCAACAACGATGCTACCTTGCCCAAATACGACTCAACCAACCCGCTGTTTATTGAAGACCTGCTGCTGTTGGAAAACCGTGACCGAGCATACGACAACGATATCTATGTCATGCGCGGCGTTTATCGCCAACAGGATATCGACTTTGATCTCACCCAGTTTGGCCTGTTCCTGAACAACGATACCTTGTTCATCACATTCCATTACAATGACATGATCGACACCATGGGTCGCAAACTCATGAATGGGGATGTGTTGGAACTGCCCAATCTCCGAGACTACAATCCATTAGACTCGGCCATACCCAGAGCATTACCCAAATGGTATGTGATACAGGATGCGGCGTTTGCTAGTGAAGGTTTCAGCCAAACATGGTTACCTCACCTGTGGCGAGTGAAAGCCACACCCATGGTCAACAGTCAAGAATTCAATGAAATTACCAAACAGCCCTTTGAACCTCTCAACATCTGGGATCCGGGCAATTTCTATCCAGGCGGTGTCACAGTGCTTTCAGGCGATACTTACTATACATCAAACAAGAATGTGCCACCGGGCACAGAGATCAACAACACGGAATATTGGACCTTGGTTACCAATCCTACCACCATTGAAGAGCAACAAAGCACACGACCAAGAAACTTGGAGATCAATGATGCTATCCTGGCACAGGCAGAAGCAGAAGTGCCCACATCAGGATTTGATGTTGTGAAATTTTTTATTGTTGCTACCAATCCAGATGGCACACCTGCCAATCCTGAATCTGCCAGTTATACAGCAGACTACACCATTGCCACTGCTGACCGAACTGTGGCCAATCAAGGGATCACGCCCACTGCTGATGGGTACACCGCAGGTTACTTGACCGGAGATGGAGTTGCGCCCAATGGCTTGCCGGTCACAGCAGGAGTTAACTTTCCGCCCAATCCGGTTGCCGGACAGTTTGCATTGAGATTAGATTACTTTCCTAATCGCTTGTTCCGATACAGTGGCAGGACCTGGATCAAGATAGAAAGCAAGGTACGAACCAATCTCACTCCTGGATCCACCAACGATACTTTACGCTCCGGCTTTGTAAACAATACATACACAGTGAATACCACAGATCTTGGCAATGTACCTAGTCGTCAGAGTTTAAGTGAGGCCTTGATACCCGATGCTGCCAACGGTGATCAAGGTGGCAATCTGCCGGCCAATCCATATCCGCCTACACAACCATTCCAGAAAAGCAGCTAAATGAGTCAAATGTTTTTTTATGACGAACAAATTCGTCGCTATCTATTGCAGTTTACACGCATGTTCAGTTTGTTTGAAGTTGAATACGGACGCAATGAACAAGGTACTACTGACCTAGTGCGTGTGCCCATACGCTATGGTGATGCCAGCAGAAATGCACAGACCATATTGAATCAGAACTCTGCTAACTCATTAAATGCCACGCCCTTGATGACTTTCCACATCACTGGTCTTGCTTATGACCGTGAACGCATGCAAGAACCGTATCATGTGAACAAGATATTTGTGCGCCAACGCACTTGGGATCCGGGCACAGAAAGTTATGAAACCACACAAGGAAATGCTTTCCAAGTGGAACGACTCATGCCGGTGCCATACAAACTCACCATTGATCTGGACATATGGACCAGTAATACCAATCAGAAGATGCAGTTGTTTGAACAGATTGCCACGCTGTTTAATCCTGCGTTGGAAATACAGGCCACAGACAATTATATTGATTGGACCAGCCTCAGTGTGTGCAATCTTGACAATGTTAAATGGTCTAGCAAGGTTATTCCTGTTAACGCCGGTGACCCCATCGATATCATGACCATGACATTCAGCATGCCTATCTGGATTTCGTCACCGGCCAAGATCAAGAAACTGGGTGTGGTGGAGCGAGTGATTGCCAGCATCTTTGATGCACAGGGCGATACTGTGAATGCCATCAGCAATAGTGACTTG